CTTCCTTTAGTTGCTGGATCTTCTGATATAGGCCGGTATCAGTGAAGGATGGAGGCTTCCAGTCTGGGAATTTGAATGCAGCAGTGATGGCCTGGAGCCTGGTGAATCCAGCTGCAACCAGAGCATCATATCTGGAATATGCTGCACCGGCCTCATCCCATCCTCGCTTCATCCCGTCAACAACTCCCTGGAACCATTGAGGTACTTTGGAATCCTTGACCGTTGCATTGAGATCAATCAATTGCTGGTTCAGTTTAGCAATCTGCTCGATCTCTTCTTGCCCCAGAGTTCCATCAGAGAGGTCTGAGAGAGACTGCCAGAGTTTCTTCCTGGATTCATCTACATCCACAATCCCTTGGAGCAGTGCATCAGTTTCTTGTGCAACTGCTGTATTCAGTTCTGTAAGAGCATCCCCGCTTTTGACTGCATCCCAGAGTCGCCCAACAGCACTGGTGACCTGATCCCAGTGCATAGCTCCAACAACTCCTGAGTGTCTGAGAGTATCCTTGAATCTCTCTGTTGCAGCACCGACATCCCCCATCTTGGAATCATAGCGATTTGCCCACTCATCCAGCCTGGCGGATGCTGCTTCCAGGAACTCAAACTCTCCCACATTTTCAGGCATCTCAGCATCAGTGAAGATGTTTTGCATCTGCCAGGATAGTTGTGCTGCACCTTTGATGATTGATTTGATTGTGTGGAGCAACAACTGGAATGGAAGGATGAGGGTTTTTAGAACAATTCCAGCAACATTCCAGAGCATCGCTTTAATGATTCCACCGAGGGAAACAATTTGAGTCCCCATTTCATCAATGAAAGCTTGACCGGCATTCCCCAGGGTTCTGAATACATCACCCATATTGGCGATGGTATTCACGATCAGCTTGAGTGCATGCCCTAGCACTGTGCCGAATCCAAATGCTGTACGAGCTGCAACAGATAAGGCATTGATGGCAAAGGTGAGGAAGTCCATGAATGGGCTTGCTTGCTTGGCCCATTTCAGGATCTCCAGGCCGAAGATTTCCGCTCTGATCCTCGCTTCATCGAGGTTGCTAGAAGTCCCCTCCAGCTGTTCATTCAGTTCTCGCATCCAGGGTGCTGCAACCCTGGCGGCCAAAACCTTCATGAACTCTCGCATCCTCCCAAGAGTTCTGGTGGTTGTGGCTTCGAGGAGTTCCAGAGAGACATCCAGATCTCCAGTGGCACTTTTGAAATTCTCGAGTGCTGCTGCAAATCGCTTCCCCTCATCCTGTCCAAGTGTCGCAACTGCGACAAAGGCTCTGACATTGCCAACCACCTTGGCCAGTGGGAGTCCTAGTTCTTTGGATTTCTTGGTGATCAGGGAGAAGACATCTCCGAGAGTGCGGCCATCGTGGAACAGGTTCTCGATGTTGAGACCCAGTTCCCCCATGACCAACTCAAGATCGCTGGAAGGCTTCTGGAGACCGACCAGGGCTGACCGCAAGGATACCGCTGCTTCTTCACTATTCGATGCAACCTTGGTGATGTCTCCAAAGGCTGTAGCCAGTTGATCGAGTGGAACTTTCAAAGCTGCTGCAACCGATGTTACTTTGGCGAGGTTGGAAGCAACCTCCTCCACAGTTGTCTGACCGATCACCTGTGTTGCAAAGAGTTTCTCAGAGACGCTCCGGGCTTCCTCGACTCCGAGACCGTAGGCACTCATCACCTTGGTCAATGCAAAGACTGAATTGGCCAGGTTTGCTGATCCCGCAACTGCTAGCCTGTTGGCTTCCTCCAAGGTCTTGATGGCATCGCTGGCACTGACTCCAGCTGAGATCATGTTGAAGAGAGCTTCTGCAAGATCATCCAGAGGGGTTCCACTGGTGACTGCTATCCGCTCCAGCTCGACCCTGAATTCCCCGAGCCTGTCCCTGGCCTCTTTTCCCAGGGTTCCGATCTTGGCGATGTCTTCTTCAAATGCTGCACCCAATCGGATCGATTGGATGGCTGCCATTGGTCCTGCCAGGGAGAGCAGGGTTGTTCCCATCCTGGTGATGGCTCCACCGATTGCCGCAAATGCAGCAACACCGGCATTCTTCAAACTGACCAGAGATCTCTGGACCAGAGCAAAGGGTGCAGCTGTCAGGTTCTTGGCCTGAAGGACAATCTGGAGGGTTGTTTTCTTAGCTGCTGGCATGACTCTTTTTCATTTCTTCAGCCTCCACCCTGTTGACTTCATCGCTGACCACATCAAAGAGCTGCATGAATGCCCTGGACTGATCTTGACTTCCTCCGGCCACTGGCCAGATGTTGTAAACCTTCGCTCTCAGTGCTGACCTGACTCCTTCAAATATCTCAGTGTTGACCATTTTCCTTGGGCACTCATGAAGCCCTGTGAATCCAGCACCGTGACAAGCACTGCAATCAAGTGTGTCTCCATCGCAACTCATGCAAGGCAATCGATCTTGCTCATGGGGAGTTGGCTCATCGCATCCCCATGATTTCCGCATTGCATCTCCCTGAGTTCCTGGTTCTTTGCAAATCCTGCAAGAGTGAGGATAGAGGTCAAACCCCATCCGCACTGCGATGACTACTTTCCCGCATCTTCAGGAGTCAACCCTGAGAGCTGGAGTGATGCTTCTGCAAGAGTGCTGGCGATGTCGATAGGTAGCAGGTCGATTGAGTCAATGCTGAATGGGACATCCCCACCGCTTGAACTCCTCAACCGCTCCCAACCAACAACAGAAATCTTCAGTAGATCATAGATCTTCTCTGGCTCTTCCTGTGCCATCGCCAGCACTCCTGCAATCTTGGCAAACTCTCTCCCAGTCATTGGCTTCAGCTGGAAGACTGTCTGGTCCTTCTTTGGTTTCTTCTCATCCGATGGAAGAACAAAGTCCTTCGGTATGTCTGGGTCTACAATTATCGCCATCAAGATCCCCTCTCACCGGGTCTAGAGTGCTAAGATTACAAGTTCATCGTTTCCGTTGGTTTCATTGAACGACAACTCAACCTGGTTGGTGGTCAATCCGGATCTCTCTCCACCACCAACGCTGCTGAACTGTGCTTTGTTGGCACTGATCAAGAATTTGTTTTTTGGAGCAGAACCGATGGTGAGATCCAATACACCCTCGGTGTTGTCATAGAGTGAATTGAACCAGTCGATTCCTCCGGCAATCGTATTACCTTCTGGGTCCATCGATCCGCCAGCAGCTCTGCCAACAATCTTGCTGGAGATCAATCCTGCCGAGGTGTTTGGATCGGATCTGTACTGGAGATCATTTCCAGAAGTCATCTCCAGGGAGTTGACAAAAACTGCATTGCTCCCGTGAACCGAGAGGATGTTCGTTCCCATGAAGGTGGGGGGAGTGATGGTGGGGTAAGTGATTCCAGTCAGCATAGTCGCATCCGTTGTGATGTTCAGACCTCCTGTGAGTTCGATATCCATCATCATCGGTTGTCCAACTTCTGCCTTGAGGGTGAAGTTTCCCCGGCATCCGTTCAGTTTGTGGAGCAGTCCATCGTTGTATATCCAGACCGTTGCACTGCTCAGATAATCGGTCTCCCCGCTATCATTGAATTCCGAGGTGGGTCTGTAGTAGACACCCTGGCCGCCAGTGGCCGCCGATGTCCCACTGGTTGTTGCCACTGCTCCAGAAGTTGCCCCCGTGATGACTTCACTACTTGCAAATGCGGAACTCTCTGTAAGGTACATCGTCTCGCCATTCGCCACAGACTTGACGCATACACCGACACCAGAGCCATCACCATTCAGGACTTCACCAGGAACAAAGGATGCAACAGTGACCGCTCCGATGGGAATAGTCTTCAGACCTGAGAACTCTCTGAACCCACACATCTTCAGGATGGTTCCAAATGGTGGAGCAGTCTCGACAACATTGGATCCAATCAGTTCCGTGGTGAATGAGAGACTTGCCTGTCTCATTCCAGCGATGGATGCCAGACTTCCGATGGAAGACCTGAATGGAGACCTTTCAAACTGCTGGATGTCTGGAGAGAAGCTGGATTCAAAGACATTGAATCCGGCATCTGCTGCTACCAGAGCAGTCTCCATCGTGCCTTCTGTTGCTTCTGTCTTGATTGCTATCTGTTGCCGTCTGTTCAGGAGTGACATTTTACCTCATTTCTTCAACTGTAATTGAGATCTGATAGGCATTCACAGATGAAGCCTCCCAGGAAATTGTATCTGATACAAATCGAACCGTTATTGCTGTTGTTTCCCCTGGGGGAATCCATGTGAAGGTTCCAGATCCTCTGGTGTCTCTGAAGAGCTGGACAATTTCATTCTTGTCATTTGCACCGGCAACCTTCCATCCCAGTCTCCACTGCCTCAGGAATGGATAATGAGACCGATAGACATTTCGCCGCTGGATCATTCCAGCTGGTGCAGTTGTCAGGGTCCGATGGATCCTGACTTCCTCAACCTGTTCAGGTTTTGATAGAAGGAGAGTCATCGGATCACCTCTGGATCACCCGCCTGGTGAGCATAGGTCACACTCATCTGGATAGTCGCTCCCACAAATGGCATCCCCTCGTTTATTCTGAAGGGTGTCACTGTGGAGATCTCTGAATCATGAGCATATCCACCTCGAGAATTGTCAAGGTTGAGTGCTTTTTCAACATCCGTGACCAAACTATCAATCAAGGTCCAGGTGGATCCAGTGACGGTTGAAGTGTCGTGGACTGCCCAGATGTCTATTCCGATGGTCAGGTCACAAGTGTACTGATCAGAGGGTCCAAGGGACTTACTCTCAGAATCGAACTGGACCACAATGGTTGGGACGGTCGAGACATTCAGACCAGTCTGGAGGAATCGCTGAACCCCTCCAGGGATATCATTGTCGTACCCACCAGCAGTGGAGATGGCTGCACAAGCAGTGGCAACATTAGCCGTGATATTCTCTCTGACTGATGCCATCTACCTGCGTCCCTTCCCACGCTTCCACCTGGTTGCAAGTTTTGCATCAAGTTCTTTTTCAAATCGACGCAGGGAAACTTTCTGGAGCTTCTCCCATGTGTAGAAGAATCTGAGCCTCCCAGGCTTCAAGGTCACCGATTTGACCAGTCTGAAAATTGGACACCATGGGCGTCGCTCTTTCGCTCCAATTTTCCTATTCGATGAATCTTTCATCGCCTTCTTGGTCATCTTCTTCCTGGTCAAGATCACCTGATGGGATCCCTTATCGATCAGCTTGAATTGCCAGGTCTTTTGGTCCAGTGCCCTTCTGACTGTCTTCCATCGTCCTTTGACATTCCCATTGGCCTTGGTGTTGACTTTCCGATGGAGTGCATCCATCCCAGTGATCGGAATGGCCAGGTTGCCTCCATCCCTGCCTTTGACGGTTCCTCCAACCTCGAGACCATGTGCAGCAAAGCTGTGAGTTGAGATCTGGCCATCGATCTGACTGACCTTCTTGACCTGGGACTCATTTCGAGGAGTCATACTCCAGATGAATGTGGATCCAACATTCCTTCCAGATCTGGTATTCCCTGCCCCCTTGGCTCCTTTGCCCTTGATATGGACAGGAGTGGACTTCAGCCAGTCCTTCCTGAATCCTGCCAGCACCCTCCTGGTCCCTCGATACATTCCCTGAGCTGCCAGCTCTGGACTGATGGACAGGAGCTTCTGCACCTGAGGGAGATTGGGCATCGAGAATCCAGATCCAACTACTGGCTTGACCATTTATTGACTTCCAATCAATCGCCAGACACCGGCATCCCCTGAGATCATCCTGGTGATTCTGATCCTTTGAGCTGCCCCAAATCCTCTGGTTTTCACATCTGCCAGGTCTTGACCAACTGCAATCGAGGAGACCCCTGCTGTGGCATCGTTGGGAATCTGAATCTCAACAGACCTGACCAAAGTATCTTGGAGAGTGGATATCGGAGTCCTGAAGACAACAGCAGAAATGGAGATCCCAGCTGCCAGGTCTCCCGATGGGTAGTATGTGATGGTCTCCCTGGGAGAGAACCCAAAGAAGTCAACTATCCCCATCTGAGCCTCCTCCAGTGAGATCTCTGAATCTCGAGGGGTCCAGGGTCGCTCCTGCTGGACTTTATTGGACTGCCCTGACTCCTAGCACTCATCGAATTTGCCCCTCTGAGAATCGGTATCATTTGACCCCCAACAGCTTCCAGAGTCCTGGATCATCCTCGATCAGTTCCACGATTCTCACCCTGGAGGCTGAGTCCCCTTCCCGGATAATCACATCCGCCAGATCTTGCCCTGGTGATGGTGTGGATACTCCTTTGGTATCGTCAGTGCAAACCCAGAACTCCACGCTGGTGGTAACAGAATCAGCTGTTCCGTAGTCATGCAAATCAGGCTCGAGACGCTCCACAATAGCATTGATGGTCTTGGCATCTCCGATCACTCCTCCTGGATAGTAGGTGATCGATTCTCCCAGTAGAGGAAGACTGACCATCTCGCATCCATCAGTCTTCAGCATGATATCTTCAACTGAGACTGTGAGAGTGACTGCGAGATCTGCTGATCCCGTGAGACTGACCGCTACACTGCTGATCTCATTCAGGAGTGCTGCAATCGAGCCTGAGCCACTGACAGAAGCTTCCAGACTCTTGATAGCATTGAGAGTGACTGAGAGATCTGCTGATCCCGTGACTGATCCAGACAGGAGATCTACCTGGATGACCACCCCTGCCAGAGATGCTGATCCAGCCACTGATCCAGTCAGGGACTTCACGCTGGTCAGGGTCGCTCCCAGGGACGCTGACCCCGTGACCGATCCTCCCAGAGTGTTCACGCTGGTGAGAGTTCCCGCCAGCTCTCCCGAGCTGCTGACAGCTCCTTCCAGGCTCTTGACCGCACTCAGAGTTGCAGCAAGGGTCGAGGATCCCGCAACCGATCCTGACAGGAGTTTGCCTGTCTCGACGGTTCCCGCCAGCTCTCCCGAGCTGCTGACAGCTGCTTCCAGACTCCTGGTTGCACTCAGGGTTGCTGCAAGGGTCGAGGATCCAGACACCGATCCTGACAGGAGTTTGCCTGTCTCAACGGTTCCAGCTAGATCTCCTGAGCTGCTGACTGCTCCTGCCAGACTCCTCACTGCACTCAGGGTTGCTACCAGGCTCGATGATCCAGACACTGATCCTGACAGGAGGGTGCCGGTTTCGACGGTTCCCGCCAGCTCCCCAGAGCTGCTGACCGATGCTTCCAGGCTCTTGATAGCATTCAGAGTTGCTGCAATGGATGCGGATCCAATGACAGATCCTGACAGGCTCCTGATTGCACTGAGAGTTGCCGCCAGGGTCGAGGATCCTGCTACCGATCCCGTCAACAGATCGACCTGGGTGAGAGTTCCCGCTAGGTCTCCTGAGCTGCTGACTGCCGCTGACAGGCTCTTGACAATGCTCAGGGTTCCAGCAAGGGATGCCGATCCCGCTACAGATCCCGCCAGTAGATCGACCTGGGTAAGAGTCCCCGCCAGCTCTCCCGAGCTGCTGACTGATGCTGATAGGCTCTTGACCGCATTCAGAGTTGCTGCAATGGATGCGGATCCAGTGACAGATCCCGCCAGTAGATCTGCCTGGGTGACGGCTCCAGCCAGGTCTCCAGAGCTGCTGACCGATGCTTCCAGGCTCCTGACTGCACTCAGGGTTCCCGCAAGGGACGATGATCCAGTGACAGATCCCGACAACAGATCGACCTGGGTGACGGTTCCCGCCAGCTCTCCCGAACTGCTGACTGATGCTGACAGGCTCCTGACCGCACTCAGAGTTGCCGCCAGGGTCGATGACCCAGCAACCGATCCCGACAGGAGATCTACCTGGGTGACGGTTCCCGCTAGGTCTCCAGAACTGCTGACCGATGCTGACAGGCTCCTGACCGCACTCAGAGTTGCCGCCAGGGTCGATGACCCAGCAACCGATCCCACCAGGAGATCTACCTGGGTGACGGTTCCCGCTAGGTCTCCCGAACTGCTGACTGCCGCCGACAGGCTCTTGACGATGCTCAGAGTTGCCGCCAGGGTCGATGACCCAGCAACCGATCCCGACAGGAGATCTACCTGGGTGACGGTTCCCGCCAGGTCTCCCGAGCTGCTGATTGCCGCTGACAGACTCTTCACGAGGCTCAGGGTTCCCGCAAGGGACGCTGCCCCGGTGACCGATCCAGCCAGGAGTTTGGTGGTGCCACCAGACAACTCGGCAAAAAACAGTGACATCGAAACGCCGGAGTTGGTGTCTGCTCCCGTGTCCCAACCGTAGTAAGAAGAACCCGTGGATGTCCAGTTCCCATCGAAGGCAGAAAAAGACCCTGCTCCGCTATACTTCTTGAAAAACCATGTGAGTTGATGCTTGGAAGCGATAATCGACTGTCCACCAATGGTTGTCCCGCTGAGGGGCCAAGTACCCGTCGAGTCAACGCTCGTCGATCCGGTGCCCACCGGGCTTGCTGTTGGATCTATCGCTGTCGCTCTTCTGATTGTACAGAAAAAGACATTCATAAACTCGTTGCCGACAGTCCCCAGTCTCCATGCACCAGAGGTTCCATTGTTGTCGCTGGGTTGTCGCCACTCATAATCTTCTTGGTCTGGCAGGATAAACGATGAAGACCTGCAAGCATCTCTCATGTCAGTTTCAAAGGAAGTATCCGCTCCCCTGACCACGAAGCACTTAAGTTGCCTTGGAGCGTTGCCACCGCCGGAAGCACTCGCATCTGTATATGACACCGTTTGAAAAGTACCGCCCGATCCAGCAAGTGCGTGACTACTGGTTATGGGCAAGACCCAGATCCCCATCGCCTGTCGCCCACCATTACTGGTCGCCCGTCGGTATCCAAAATCGATGAAGTCGGTAGAGCCGGTCCCCCCGGCACTAGTTGTGTAGGTCACTAGTTGTCCAGATACATGAACGGAATACCCGTTGGCATCAGTACCAGGGTTCAGGCTATTACCGTTTCTTTCTTCGGTATGCTGAAGCACTAGATAATCGCCAGCAACCAAGGCACCTGTTGCTCCAACTGACTCGATTGTCAGGCTCAACGAAGCCGAAGTTGCTGCGGCCTGTAGGTTGCCTTGTAGATCCAGCACCTCAAGTGCCATCAGGTCACCGTCAGTTCTACTGTCAGCGTTCCTGGACTCTGGCATTTGGTCACATAGAAGGTGATCTGCTCACCTTGGGCTGCACTGTAACTGACGGACGGACTCACCCCGTAAGTGCTTGCACAAGTGATGTCTGTTGCCAATAGATACGACGAAGCATAGGGGTCTGTCGATTTATATGGGTGAGCCGCCGGTAGAGAGTTGGAAGCCCCTGACCCCCAGTATTTATGGGCTAGATATCCTTCGATCTTCTGCCTGATTTCAGTGGAGACTACACCCTCAAAGAAGATCAACTCAGAGATGGTACCGTTCAATCTCCGTAACTGCGGGGATCCGCCTCTATCTCTTCCGAGGACAGCCATCCCGTTGTAGGTCCAGCCTCCGGTCAAAGAGTTTATCGTGATAGACTGATCGGTATATAAAGCGGTGCCGTCAACCCACTCAGACAAAATGGATTTTGTACCGGTATCTTCCCCACACACCAATACTCTCATTTCGTCGTTGCCGAGGTCTGGGTCTTGGTAGTTAAATTCATTCCCTGAGTCGTTCCTCACTCTGAGGTCTCCCCCTTTGTGGCCCCAGGTCGAGTTCCAGGCAGTGTCCCCGATGTCGTATGTGCCAATTATTGGAGAATTGTTAGACGATGTGTAATCTCCGATCACTGCAAACACAGAGAAAGCCGCATCGTAAGGAAGAGAGTAGGTTCCTAAGTAGCCAGTGAGGTACTGCGTTCCGTCGAAGTCGATGCCTTCGTTTGAGCCGGGACCAGTTACCGTCTTGTAAAGAGGCTCATCCCCTGAAGATGTCTGCCTGAAAGCTGCCTGATCTTTATCCCACGACCTCCATATACTAACGGCATCTCCATCAGAGGCACCGGCAGGGGAGCCAACATCCTCGGCCCTGAAGTGCCAGAGCATTTCCCCATTGTCGTCGTAATCAGAATCATCCATGAGGGGGGCATTCGGTGTACTCATCTTCAGGTTGAAGGCAGCAGTACCCGAAGAAATCTTGGCTCGGACTCCAGTGATGGTCTTGCCGGAACCACGCCAAAGAGCTGTTGATCCAACGGCACCATGACTCGTCAAACCGGGATGGCAGTTTTCAAAGGTGTACTCGTAAACAGCCATTTCACCGCCCATCTTTCTCTTCTATAGCACTGGTTGTGAAAGATAGATCCCCGGAGAGATCGGAGGTGTAAAATCCCTCCGGGGATTGGCAAAGAAGATATCAAAATCAGTTCAGGGTGAGTGTGAGGTTTCCTGAACTGATTTTTGCTTGGTCTCCATTTCCGACAGTGACACTGGTGATCGCAGTGTGGAACAAGATTGTTCCAGCAGTCGTGTTCACTGTCCCAGTGTTACAAATTGCGATGTGGGTGATTGCCCCCCAGCTAGCAGTGGCAGTTGTCCAGGTGATGTCAGCATTAGAGGTCGCAACCCTCAGTGCTGGATCAACCGTGAATGCTCCCACCAGTGGTTGCCTGGTGTATGCACTCAGGGTGGTAGTCACCTCATTTACTGGGGTGCCGTCAGTCCCTGGATCTCCAGTGAAGAGACCGATGTACAAGGCTCCCGCTCCTGTAACAGCATTCCCCTCGATCAGATAATCAAGGACATCACCAGCACCCGTGACAGTGAAATCAGTCATTGATCACCTCCTATGTGAGAACATTCTGGATGGCGTACTGCCAGTAAGCAGTGCCGACATTCCGAGAAACCTTGACCCCGTACTGATGCATATCAGAGTTGAACTCGAGGTCAGATCCTTCAGCCAGTGCAGTGATCTGTGGAGCAGTCTCCTCCTGCAAGATGAATGACTTGCTCGGGGAGTCTGCACGGAACAGATAAAAGGTCACAGCATTTGTGAGCCTGGGATTCACCACAAAACTCACATTGTATCCAGCCAGGTTCACCAGGGTATTCGTCCTGGAGGAACTGCCATCAACGATCACGGAGTCAGTCAATGCTGCTGCTGTAACAGAGAACAGAGCTGCTGGAACCATACAAACAAAGTTCCGAGCCTCTGTGTTCATTGGCTCACCCTGATCATCTTTGAATCCAAGAGCCTGTTGGATAGCTGCGATGACCGCAGATTCCATCTCAGCTGCTGTGGGAGTAGATCCAGCCATCGCTGGAACCAGAGCATTGTCCTGGGTTCCGCTGTCACCCTCAGTGTGACCAGTTCCGAAGAATGCAGTTCCATCGTAAGCATTCCCAGGAGTGACGATGAGATCAGTGAGAAGTTTGGTCCAGTGCTGCGATGCTCTGACTGCCAACTCCGAGATTCTCAGCTGGATCTGGTCGGTTTTGTCTCGACGAATCTCCTCGACAAGCACCTGCAAGGTACTCTCAAAACGCTTGTTTTGGATGGTGATTCCGTTGGTGCGGAATCCTTTGGCATTTCGACCACCCAGCCATTCTGTGAGTGGTGCGGTCATTCCGAGCCATTTGTATTCTTCGCTGGATTGATTGCTGGCGACACTCATCGCAATCGCATCCACCCATCCTGGAGGAGAAGTTTCCTCCAGAGCTGTGGCCAGTCGTCCGATGATCGCTCTCGATCCGAGGGGAGCTGCTCCACCTGTAAAGTCTGCCATCTTGATTTCCCTTTCAGTTCAAGAGGTTAACGGTTGCTGACTGCATCCGCTGAGAAGTAAACCTGGCAAGTGGTGCCAGTGACATGACGCAAGACCTTGCCGATTGGCAGGTTGTCGGTCGAAGTCAGAGTGAAAGTTCCATCGTCTGTTGCGTAGACCGCTACGCCAACAGAAGCAGCTGAGGCACCAACCGCATCGATGGTCACCACTCCCTGGGAAACAACTCGAACCTTCTCACCACCAGAAGCAGTGGAGACAATACCCCGTAAGGCAAATCCACCAAATCCAGAGGTGCCGGTTCCGTCATAGGGTTGAGCCAACCCTGAAGCCAACTCAATGCATGAGCCTTCATAGGTGGTCGTACTCGCAACCGCTGTGATGTCATTGATGACAGGCTCAACCCCTGCCTCATAGGTCCGTGCAGTGTCTGCTGCAAGTGCCATCAGATTCTCCCATCAGAGGGTTTGATCGATCCCCCAGAGATTCCTTTTTTGTAATTGATGTAGAACTTGGACTCTCCAAATTCTCCCTGGATGTTCTTGTCATTCTGGAACTCTGCAAGCCAACGATCCTCATCATTCATCGGAGTCTCTTCGACCTCGACTTCCATCCCAGCTGGTGCCGGAGATTCAGTGATGATGGTGGAGAGTCGATCTTCCATCCTGGACTTGACATCAGAAAGCAATGCTCCCTGTGCCTCTTCCAAACTGACTCCACTCTCGATGAGGTTCTTTGCCAGTTCATCTTGCCCGGTACATTTGGCACTCAGGATCTGGCTGATCCTTCCCCGCTCCTTCTCAACAGCAAGCTCTACATCGCTCTTTGTTGGGATTGCTTCTTCCGTGATCTCTGGTTCGAGATCTACTGGCTCGAGATTGTCGGACATCTGGTCCTCCTTGATGGTTGAAACTGTGTAGACCGAAGCCTCCACAGTTGATGTCTCATTTGAAAGAGAAACCGCATGGGTGTTCTCATCTGCCCCAAGAGCTGTGAATGTCACTTCTCTGAGCCAGGATTTCCGGAATATATGCCCTGGACCTTCCAGGGTGTTTCCGTTTACTTCTGCTGTTTTGCCTTCTGGCACTTTTTCGATGCTATCTGGTGGGATGTAGATCGAGGCTTGCCAGGGGAATCCTTCACGAGCCATGGCCAGGACTTCTCTGCCGTCATCTGTGGTCTCAGTGAAGAACCCTTCTGCAACTAATCCCTCTGAGGTCTTCTCAATCTTGTCTGTGAATCCAACCACCCTGCCTGGATCGTGGTCTCTTAGTGCAGGTTTTCGTTGCCGACCTATGCGGATTCCATCCATATCGATTGCGAAATTCTGCCAGAATGCGTGTTTCTCAATCACCCCTCCTGAGTTGGCTACCATCCGGAATCTTGGCTTGTCTCCTTCTGGCTCTGCCATTTCAAACCGGAACATATCCCCACCATCGCTCAACCGCAGTGCTTCAGTGGGGATGGTAATCTCTTCTTGCTTCATGGAGTCTCCTCAACTGTTGGGATGCCGAATTCCGCTTCCATTTCCTGAATCTTCCTCTTCTCGATGGATCTCTGTTCCAGCAGTTCTTCCCAGTCTCTTCCCTGGGAAGCTGCCTCCTCAGCTAGTGTGGAAACTCCGAGATCAATGGCAGCTGCACTGGCTTGTGCTTCCTTCAGAGGATCCACCCATGCCCACCCTGGAGGAATCCATCTGGTCTTGGTCAACTCCATCCTGGATTGATCGAAATCCACAAATGGAATCTCGCCCTTTAGCCATGCTTCCTCGATGAGCATTTCATAGATTGGTTGGCAAAATCTCGAGGATAGGTACTGCTGATGCCGTTTGAACATCCTTCTGGATTCCAGAAGAGCTGCCCTGGCACTGGAGTAGTTGGTTTTGGAGAAATCATTTGTAACCAACTCGAGGGGGAGACCCAGAGAAGCACCGATGGCTCTCAGGTGCCGCTCGACAAATGGATCAAAGGTGTTCCCCACATTGGTTGGATTTCCGAATTGGACAGTCTCACCAGGGGAGAGGTACTCAACCATCCCCGGTTCAATCTCATTGATCCGCTGGCCAGATCGAGTGGCATCCGCTCTCTGGAGTGCCGCTGAGTACGGATCGTCCTTCTGAATAAACATACTGAAACAACAGCTCACTCGCTCTTTTATCAGACTGGCTTCAAGAAAGCTGGACAGATCCCGGAAGGTTGCCAGTGCTGGACTGAGCATCGGTTCTCCCCGAGTTTGTCCAGGTCTCCTTCTGTTCATCAGATGGATGATATTCGGTCTCCCATTTGGAGCCTTGGATGAATATCTCCTCCACTTTCTCTTGCTGCTTCTCTCGTAGATTCCATCGCCTGGGTGACTGACCCTGATCCAATATGCGATGGGTTGTCCACGCTTCCCCAGCTCGATACCACTCCTGAGGTTGGTTCTTCCGTTTGGATGATCGATGTTGTTCTTGCTCTCACATCGATCAGCTTCGATCACTTCCAACGCTAACCCGTATGGTCTGCCAGGATCCTGCACCATCGTGGGAATAATGAATACTTCACCATTGGTGAGCATCTGTTTTTGGATCAGAGCCTGAATCCCATAGAAGTCCTCCTGGTCAGTAGCATCTGCAAAGGCTACCCACCTGGACCAAACCTTCTCACAGGCTGATCTGACCTCTTCTGCTTGATCTCTCGTAAGCCCTAGACCTTCAGCATTGGCTAGGCTCTGAGGCTTGATCCCATTCCCGATGACATTATCAACAAAGGACTGGGAGATGCTCGCAGCATGAGGATCATTCCGGATCAGGTCTCTGGATCGTTCTCTCAGGGTGTCTAACTCTGGGAGCAGATCTGCATCTGCACTGCCTGGTGAGACGCTCCAATTGCTTCTGGGTCGATTGCTCGATGCTCCCTTGTATGAGGAGAATCGGTCTGAAGAGCTGACCGCATCCCTTGCAAGTCTTCTCCTCAATGCTCTCAGTGGTGAGAAGACCCCGATGGTGTTGTCGACCAGGTTGGAGATGGTAGATGAGAGATTCATAGTCCAGAACTCATATCAGTAGAGACTCCAGCTCCTGGGGAATCGAAATCCACATAGTTCCTGGAACCACCACCACCAGCTGCCTTCTGCTTCAGGAGATCTTTTCGCAGTTCGATCAGCTCAGAGAGTTTGTACCTGGCAACAGATCTGCCATTGATCTCATATTCTCGAACCGCTCCACCTGTGATGATGGAGTCGATAGCATCGTCCAGTTGTTGGATTCTGGTCTCAATTGCTGTTGCCATGTACAGAGATGACTCTCTTCCCTGGAGGTTTTACAGGCAAAGGTCATCAGTTTGGACTTTCAGCCTCGATGGATCTGAACTTCAGTTCACAGTCCCTGCACTGGTGATATCTCAGCCTCCCCTTTTTCCCGTAGGCTCGCTGGTTCCCAGAGTGGCATTCTGGACATCTGACCGGCAAGAAATGCACTGTGGGTCTGTAGTCATCTCCTCGAGCATTACTTCCACTGATCCAGCTCATTTCAACCACCCCCCTTCCCTCTTGTTTGATCTCGATTCCCCTGTCACCCAGCTTCCCCCTTGTGCCCTGGACCGATGCTGCCTGTCTGATATCACTGGAGATGTTGGATCGTGAACTGGAGAAGGCTCCTGGATCTCCTCCTTTAGTGTGTAGACCGCAATCATGTCTGCTGCTGCCATGGCGTAGACCTCGCAATCCAACCAGTGGTTTGGGCCTCCACCTGGCTTGGGAACCCATGCAGACTTGCTCAGGCCCGTCTTCCTGTCCCTCTTCAGCACCTTATGCTCTGAGGTTACCTGCCTCAGATACTCTTCATGAGGATCCCTGTGAATCCTCCAGGCTCCTGGTTGCTCATCAGAGGTATTCTGGAGCCTGACCAGCTTATCCTTGAAGTGGGATGTATCGACATGCCAGAGCCTGATCGACCCCTTAAACGGAGTCCCTGAGAAGTCCCTGTCAATCTTGACTGCTCGTATTGGAACCCCGCTGATGGTTGCTTGACCCTTGATCGGTCTTGCGAGTTCCATCCACTCCCTGCAAGTGGTGTAGACCTCATCTGTCCTGTATCCAGAGTCAATGCAGGTCAGTCTGATCCTGTGCTTGGTCCCATCTTCTCCTGGGAAGGTGTTCTGGAAGAGGTGCCGCACGAGACCCTCCCAGGATTCAATCCTTCCAGCCTCGACCAACCAGCTCCGCTCCCCGATCCCCCAGGCTCTGATGGAGTAGTAGAAGACATCCTGCTGGACATCCACTCCAGCTGTGAGAACCACTGCCCCCTTGGGAACTGTTCCTCGATCATAGGATGCAGCTCTGGCAGCAATCGCCTCTGGACTGATCTTCTCAGCGACATCCTCCCAGATGTGACCAAGCCAACCATTCACAAACCCGAGGAGAGCTGGAACATTATCCTTGGCTGCAAGGAACTTGGCTGCAACCTCTGAGAAGGTCAGCCAGGGAGAGTACAGAGCATTGAGCCTGAACCCTCGATGGGTTGTCGATTTCACACCCTGGACAGTTCCATCCGCTTCAACCTGCAAACCTTCTGGAACCCACACCCCTTGCTTGAGCATTCTTGGTTTGTCCTGGTCGGTAATCTCAGCCTCGCAGTGGATGCATTCATAATGTGCAAGCCTGTGATCTTTGATCCTCACAGGATCCCGCTCATCCTCTGGCCACTTGATCGACCTGAACTCCATGACCTGAAACTGGAGACACTTTGGGCAAGGGACATGGTAGAGACTTCGATCCGACTTCTGGTACTCGCTCCAGATATATCCTTCTCGATCTGTTGGAGTGCTGCACAAAATGATTTTCCGGTTGTGGAATGTTCGAGTTCTCTCCACTGCCAGGGTGATGGGGTCAGCTTCTCTCCCTGAAAATGCTGGATACTTATCGACCTCATCGCAGAACAAATACCGGATGGGTCTCGACGCTAGATCCGCTGGAGAGCTGGCACCGGCAAAGTAGAGCATCGAACCTGCGAACCTGATTTCCTTTTTCTTGTTGTCTGTTTTCCGCTCGCTCAAATGTCTTGCCAACCTGGGTGAAGACTCGAGCATCTG